GTCGTCTTTGAAAATGGCGTTATAAACACTGTGCTCCCATTTTAACATAGAAGCACTAACGTGCTGGTCGAACCTGGATGCATCCATACCTATTCCTCTTGGTTTAAGGAATTGAGCCCACTTCTTGTGAATGACCTGCCCCCTCTTCTCAAGGTCGTAACCCTTCATCACTGTTGGGCCACGCCACAGATCGTCTATGGCTTCAAACACCAGATGTTCCAAGGGCTTGAGGAACCTGGCCACCATAACGACATACTCCGCTGTGGGTCCTTGAATCAGACGGCACACGCTCTTCTTCCACCACTTCTCGGCCTTGGGGAAAGCCACAACTTCGTGATCTCTTTGTCTCACGCCATATTTCCCAATGTTCTCCACAGCCCTCGCCATACGCTTCCTCCTCGAGCCACTAAACCACAATGGCACTTCTGCCAACGGGATAATGGTTGGGGGATTAATGCGCGTTACGAGCTGCTGTCTGAAGGTGCCCAGGATACTACTAGGACTGCGCCTCGGCTTAGGTGGCTCAACAAAAGAGCCATCCTCAGACTTAACGTAGTAGAGCCTCTCCATCAATGCACCCCAGGAACTACTCACAGTGTTGTTGTGAGTGTAACACAACCGATTTGCTCCGAGGCCCCCAATGCCTCGTACACGTCTGGCTTGGTATCCTGCGCCAGCGAATGTTGTCTGCACCGCGGATGGGTGTGTCAAGCCAGACCCAACATCACACCCATCCAGACACCACCCGCTATCCTAGGCCCAAACGGCTTCCACAGCATTAGTTTCCGCTGCCTGGGCCCGCTGTACATGGCGTACATGTTCCTCCCACTTCGTCTCGGCATAATAGTTGGCTATAACAGCCAGCACAAAGCCGTGGCGATGTGAGGGTCGCATGGTGCCCTCCGAGGCTATCTCCCTGTGCAGCCACTCGGCAAAAACCAGGTTCTGTGCCGGTGTGTTCCTGCGTTTGGGAAACTTGTCCTTCAACCTTGCCAACCACTTCCTGGTCGTTAAGGCTCGCCTCCTCCTCTTGCATGGCTTGGCTGGCTCGGCGGTGGGAACTCCATCAACCTCCTCAGCCAAATCAGCATCCCGGGCTTCACGCCACACACCAAGGCTGTCTTGCAATTGTGGCAGCAATCGCGCACTTGCTGCTGACAACACAGCCTTGCGTAAACCTCCCCACTTGAGATAAGCTGCTAGCATCAAGAGGTCCTTGAGCCGCTGCACCAAATCACAAGTCGCCACCTTGTATCCGAAATAAGCGAGTGCAAGAGGGATAAGCACCCGCTTGTTCTTGAATACATGTTTCAATACAGCAAGCAAGGCTGAATAGCCCATGCTTGCTGCGACGCGCAGTACGTTCCCAACGTCGAGCGCCATGGCTTGAGGGTTGGCCTGGGACACTGGGAT